TATTGAAAAACGAAGCCATAGAACCATTGATTACTATTACTGATAAAAATGGAAATTACTTTGAAAAACCAAAATCTAAATACCATAAATAAATGAAAAGAATGTTTATAGAACTCACGGAAGAACAAATCACAAAAATCGTCGAATCTCGCCAACCAAAAAAAAACAACCTTACTTTCTCTATTATAGGAGCATCTAAAGAGTTAGGAATTTCGGAGTCTACAATGCATCGACTTATAAAAAATGGATTCGTAGAGACTAAAATTATCGGAAAGTCCCCAAGAATATCCCAAGAAGAAACTGACCGGATCAAAACAATTAATCCCTAATCCAAGCCTGAAAACAACACGCTGTTATCAGGAGTACGGCAAATTAAAACTAAATATTATGCAAAAAGAATTATTAGAATTATCTGTAAAAGTTGGAAAAGAATTAGAAAAATGTTGTGAGGCATTAGACTTAGATGATTATAAAAAAGATTTTATTGATGAAGGTATTATGGCTGTTTTTAACAATGAAATATCATCAAAAAAGAAAAAAATTGAAGAGATTGAAATGTTATTAAATGAACTTCATAATGATATGGCTAAAAGCATTATTGATATGAAAACGTACAAACCGCTAAGCAGTGATTTATTGGAGATAAAAGATAAAATACGTCTTTTAAACAATTAACGTAGTATTCCTGATAACGTTAAAGCATAACAGTAGTTTAGGGATAAAAATGCCCGAATTACCGAAGTTAAAAACTAAGATTACAAGCGCAAGACAAATTATAAATCCAGCCTGATGCTTAAATTACTGTTATGCAGTGTTAGCAAATCGGCTTTTAATCCACTAAATTATGAAAACAGCAATGCAAGAATTAATTGAAACAATAGATACTATTGTAAAACTACTGCCAAATGAAGCGATAGGGGCAAAAAACCAAGCAATAATTATAAAAACAAAAGCCGAAAGTCTTGTAGAAAAGGAAAAGGAGCAGATAATTGAAGCTTATGACAGAGGTTTTGAAGATGTTAATGGAGAAATATATTATAGAGAAACTTTTATCGACAATGTTGAGTAAGCTTACTCATAACGGCGGATGATAGTGGCTGTTTGCTACTACAGAAGTTGTTTCGGAGGAAAATGGTTATGCAAATAGCCATTATCATTTGTTATCAGCATACCACTAAACACAATTTTAATTATGAAATATTACAATCCTTTAGTCGATAAAAAACCAGTAGAAGTGAAAATAATACAATATCATAAAGATAGGGTAGAAATCACAAGAGATTTAAACGGAAATGCTGGTTTTTGGATTAATAAAAAAGAACTGATTAGCGACTCCAACGGTTGCTGATAACGCTTGCCGCTTGTTTTTCGGCTGTGCAAACACAAAACCATGTAACGGATTAAAAACCATAAAAACTAATACAAAATGATTAAAATATTCAAGAAAATTAAAAAGCTGAAAAGCAAGCCGTTGTTATATACAGTTGTTCATTTTATAATCGAAATGAACTGGTTTAATCAAACAGGGAAATTCAAAGAAGGCGATTTAGTAAAATACAACTGGAAAGCCAAAGCATACATTAGATCAGTTTATGATAGAGAAAAAAGTATAAAAAAAATAACTAAAATCATAACTTATAAAAGTGGATCTGAATCATGTGAATATACACCAATAGATAAAAAAGGATATTCCAGCGGATGCGACGTATTTTGGATAAGAAAATGTTACTTATGGGAACGTCCTCACAATTGTATATAACGTTTTGCGCATATATGATGTTGCGTAAAGACAAAACCGAATTACCTATTTATCACGGATAAAAACAAATACAAACCGATTTATAAATTGAGCCAAATCTAGCAATAGCATATATGCGCTGTTACCAGTAGTGCTTTTTAAAACCTAAATGCCTTATGAAAGAAAAAGGAATGTTTTTTACAAAAGAACAAAGAGAAATGTTAGAAAAAATTTCAGAATTAGAAAATGACTTACAACCGAAAGATGTAAAATATCAATATGAAGACCATTTAAAATCTAGTGGTATGCCTGAAAGAGTTTTTGTTGATGAACGAAAAAAGCTAACCGTATTGGACAGAATGGAGATAGTTATTGAAATACAAAATAAATATTCATTGCTAAAAAAGCACAAAGGTATATTCGATGAACAATTGTTTTGTGCAATGGAAGATTATCTCAGAAGTTGTACAGATACTGGTCGAAGATACGAGGGTCTGTAGCATTACTGGTAACGTTAAGCATTGTTGCAGTTGTGGATTAGGACTGCCAAATTATCGATTAAAAACTAATCCAAGCAAGTACAAAACCAATTATTAATTAAGCCAAGTGCCACAATTGCTACAATGCATTGTTATATGATGGCTTTTTATTCACAAAGAAATTATGAAAAGATTAGAAAACCTTTACGACATTACAAAAAGATTATGCGGAATGATTGAACCAACTGGAGAATCGAATACTGACATAACAAGACTTGCTAATTTAGAAGATACAATTGATTTAGTCGAAAAACTAACTAAAGACATTGTTTATGTAGCAAGAAACCAAATTGCCTATGAAAATAGCGTTAAAGTTATAGGATTAAGAGCTGATAGATTCATTACCGAAATGAGAGAAGAAATGACAGCACAACCAACTTTTACTGAAAATCAAATACAACAACTTCAAAGTAAAATTCACGCAATAACTGGTGATGGAGAAGTAATGGAGTTATTTAATGAAATGCTTGGTATTTCTGCTGGGTAAGCTATCATATAACTATCTGTTAACCGCTATAAAAGTATTACTTTAATTTCTTAACCATGATAAAATATACAAAAGTTAAAGTTATAAAAATTACGGATGTTCAGTATGAAACTTTAAAAAAGTTAGATAGTTATCAGATTAACGTTGCTCAATTTATTCGTGAATCAATCCAAGAAAAGATAAAAAGGGAATATTCAGAATTAATTCCTAAACCTAAGAAAGTTTTTTGTCCTTTTTAATTGTTATGTAAATAATTATGTTTACATTTACAGAAAATAAAACGATATGAAAAGAGAACTTACAGATTTAGAAATTTTCCAAAGAGCTAGAATTGAATCTTTAGAAAAACTTTCGGCTATTCAACAAGACTTAATCGACGAACAAGCAAAAACAATCGATGAAATGACATTTAAATATGCTGATTCAAAAGCGCGTTTAAATATGTTAATCAGAAACATAGAAGTTATTGACGAAATTTTTGAACAACCTATAAAAAATTAGAAATTATGGAACTAACAACAAGATTTTCATCGAGTGGATTTTTAGAAATTAAAGTTGACGAAATAGAAGTTACAATTTTTAAAGATTATGATTCTGAAATAGAAGAATTAATACTTAACTTAGAATCAGTAATTGAAGATTTAAGAATATTAAAAGAACTTAAAAAATAAAATTATGAAGACACATATTGACAAATTAAGAAACCCAAACTATTTAGGAGGTTGGGATTTACAAGATGAAAACGGTAAAACAAATGATATTGTTGTGACAATAAAAGAAGTTAAATCTGAGTTTGTTTTTAATCAAAAAGCACAAATGGAAGAACCTGTTTTAACCGTATTCTTTTTAGAATGTAAGCCAATTATTTTAAACGCCACAAATAGAAAAACTTTAAAGAAAGTTACTGACACATCATATATTGAAGAAATGGCAGGAAAACGCATACAATTAACTACAAAGAGAATAAAAGCGTTTGGAGACTTTCACGACGCTATTAGAATTGTCGCTACAGTACCGACAATTATTGAAAAAGTAGATATTGAAAAATGCAAGTTAGCTTTAAACGGATCTAAAACACTTTCCGAGTTAGTGGCTAATTGGGAATCATTAACTCCAAAAGAAAAATCAACATCTGAAGTGTTAGCTGAAAAAGATAGATTAAAATTAATTTTAAAATAATGGCTACATATCATTTTAACATAGAACAAAATTCTGATGAATGGTTTGAAATTAGGCGTGGAAAAATCGGTGGCACACGAGCAAAAGAATTGTTTATAAAAAGCGATACTTTACTATATAAATTATTATCTGAAACTATCGAGCCTTTCGATGAAGATGCTGACGAAGGTTTTCAGTCCGAAGCAATGGAACGGGGCAGTTTTTTAGAACCAATGGCGCGTTTAGAATTAGAAAAATACACGGGTTTAAAATTTTTAGAATGCGGTTGGATTCAAAGCGACAACGAATTAATGGGCATTTCACCTGATGGGATTACTGCCGATTTAACTATTCAATGCGAAATTAAATGCCCTCAGTCTATTAATCATTTAAAAATGTGTGTTGCCGATTCAATACCGTTAGAATATATTAATCAATGTGTTCATGCTTTCACAGTCAATGAGAAGTTAGAAAAACTTTACTTTGTTTCGTACCGTCCAGAATGCATAATTAAACCGTTATTCGTAAAAGAATTAACCCGTGAAAGTTTAATTAATAATGGAACGGTTGCTAAACCTATAATGGTTGAAATTAGTCATTTGGTTACGGTTTCTTATGTTGAAGCAGAACTATTACAAAAACAAATCACAGAAACAATTAATAAATTAAAATTTTAAACATGGAATTACAAGGTAAAATTGAAGTTATTCAATCAGAAGAAGTTAACGGAACTTTTAAAAAACGGTCTTTGATATTGCAAACTGAACTAGGTAGTCAATATCCACAATTAGTTAATATTGAATTTCAACAGGATAAAACTGCATTATTAGATTCTCTTACAATTGGAGACGATGTAAAAGTTTCTATAAATATCGCTGGTAGAAAATGGACTAATCCAGAAGGTAAAGAACTGTACTTTAATACGATTAAAGGATGGAAAGTTGATAAAACATCTACATTCTAACAACCAATCCGCCTACCTAAAAAATAGGCGGTAATTTTTATAGTTATGGAACTTACAAAAGAACAAATAGAAGTGATGATTGAAACTTTTGAAGAGCTAATAGATATTGATAATAGTTCTTTATTTACTAAACAATGGGATTTGTATAATTATTTAAAAGATAATAAAGAATGAAATACACTGAAGAACAAAAAGAAAGGCTAGTGACATATGGAAAAAGACTATATGCAGAAACTCAAAAAAAAGATAGATGCAATTAATAAAGACTTTCCAATTAATGTAATCACAGAGGATGGATTTTACATTGTTGAATCAAAAATGAATACGTTATGAAACAATCAGAAGTAATGCCAACGCTTAGAAAATTCCCACAGCACTCACTATGGAATTATCAGGTAAGTAAATGGACTCCAGAACAGATTAAAGAGTTTGAGAAATTAAGAGACGGAAAAGAAAAATTAGTTAAAAGAAAAATGAATAGAATTGCTGTAAATTCAGTTAAAATAATACGTGTTTCAGATGGATTTATTTACAATAGCATAAGTGAATGTGAAAAACTAAATGGGTTTCATAATGTAGAAATGAGAAGAAAAATTGAAGAAGGAATTGAATTTAAAAGATTATAACAATGAAAATAACATTTGAATCAGGAGAAACAAAAACAACTATTGAATGTCCAGACGCTCTTGACATAAGAGAATTAGGAGTTGTTTTATATAATTTATGCTTAACTCAAACATGGACTGAAGGAAATTTAAATAAAATATTTAATAAAGATTTTTTAGATGATTAAATAAATAAACAAAACTCACAAATAGCAACGAATTTTAAAAGAAATACGATACATAACTGCTATTTTAAACCTAACTAATGATAATATTTATTAGTTAGGTTTTTTTATATACTAAAAAGTGAAATTATAACGTTTGTTTCACTTTAACTACATTTTCATGGGTATTGCAATTGGTAAAGTGCCTTTATTTAATACTACACCGCAACCTATAGCACTCTTTTTATAATTTTTACCGTATGCCATAGCATAAGATTTAATGTCTACACCACAAGAAACCTGCATACCAAATACAATAAAATTTGCTCCTACAGCATATTCAACGTATAATTGAGTATGTAAATGTCCTTGAACCTGACTTTGTAATTCTGTTTTCATTCTATTTTTAGCAGTTCCACCTTCACCGTGATTAAAGTTTATTCCGAACAACTCTACATTCTCAACAAAAGACCAATTAGGCGTATCTAATACATCTTTATACTCTCTTATCCACCTTTTAGATACTCCAGCAGTAAAGGCTTTACGATATACTAAACGGTCATGATTTCCTATTATTACAGTTGCTACAGGAAATGTTCTATACCAATCTTTTATCATATCAGTAGCTCGCTCTAACTCTTCGCCTGCTCCATAACCGTCTGGATCTGATTCATGATAACTTGAATAGTGATTATCTATTATGTCACCTATAAAAATAACCGTTCCACAATCGTAAATTTCCTGTTGCTCACGACAAAACTTTAAATATTTGGGCAATGTAAACGGAGCGTGTAAGTCTCCAATAACTAATATATTATCAGGGTTTCCATTTTCGTATGGTTCAATAGCTAAATTTGTTTTTGAGTTTTTAAAACCGTCATTAATTAATTTTTCTTCTTTAGGCAGTCCGAAAATTCTAATATTTGAGATGTGTTTTCTTAATCTGTCTATTTCTAATGCAGTACCGTCTGGAAATAGTTTTTTTGCTAGGTGGGTATTATTATTTATCGATTCTAAAAATTTAATTATACTTTCATTGTAAACATCATATTTACTCATAGTTTATTTTTTTTTAGTTTTTCAAATTTATAACTTATTTTTTAATAAAAGTATTGTTTATCTAAATTATAGTGTTATATTTGCTTTATATTATTGTTCGGGCAGGTTCGGTAATTGTAACGCATTTTTAAAAAGCTCACTAAAGTAAAGCCTGCCCGCTTGAAATAGTGGGCATTTTTATTTTATAAACTTATGGCAGAAAACAAGAAAAGCATAATCGTTTATGCTGATTGGATTGATAAATTTGAAGAGCTTGAAGATGAAGAAGCAGGCAGACTTATTAAGCACTTTTTTAGATACGTAAATGATTTAAATCCAGAATACCCAGATAGAACTACTAAATTAATGTTTATTGATATTAAAGCGACATTAAAGAGAGACTTAACAAAATGGGAGGATAAATCACCTCAACGTATTGAAAAAGCTAGGCTTGCAGGCTTAGCAAGTGCAGAAGCTCGCAAGTTAAAAAAGGAACTAAATTCAACTAACGAGTTAAAAGATGAACTAAACCCAACTAAATCAACCGTAAGTGTAAGTGTTAGTGTAAGTGATACAACTACTAATAACGCTGTAATAAAATTTGAAGATGCTGTAAAAATATGTTTATTCGATGAAAATTGGAAAGAAGATGTAGAACGAGTTTATAAAATAGACAAGAATAAAATACAACATGCTTTAACAGACTTTACAAACCATTGCGGAACTATCGGAGAGAAAACAGATAAGTCACTTAAAAACTTCCAAAAGCATTTTACTAACTGGGTACGAATCAAAAAACAATACGCAATATGAGTTGGCAAATAGAAAATGCAAAGAAACGAGTTTTTAACGTGTTTAAACGCAATAAAGATAAAATCTATAAGGAAGATATAGAAGCTTTAAAAACTATCAATACAGAGCTTGAATTAAAGCGAGACAAGTATGTTAATGATAATTTACTATTCGCAAAGTTATTAGTTTATGTTTTAGATAGAAATGTACACCATAACGGTGACATTAAAGCATCGATTAAAATTGTTGCAGGAATATTAAAAGAACCTTTAGATTATCATTTACAAATGTTTCAAACTAATTTAAATCAAAAAGGAATTGATAATTATTTAGAAACTTTAGGGCTTAATTTAGACCACTTAGAGAATAACAAAGAAATTAAAATTAATAACGATAAAATACTAAAAGAAAATGAGAAAGAAATAATAGAAAAGTTAAAAGTTAATTGGACTTTTGAAAATGTAAGTAAAAGTATTTACAACACAGCAAACGAATTTTTAAAAGATATTGATAATTATAAATAACGTTTAGTGGCTTTGTCGTCGTTGTGGAGGTTGGGCACAAATATTAACAAACAAAACAAATCATTAAATTATGAAAAATACTTCAAAAAATGCAGAATTGCCACAATGCGACAAAACCACTGTTATGCAATCGGTTATGTTTAACGAATTGCGAATAGGAAACTACATCCAGTTTTCAAGTGGCTCAGTATATTCCGTAGATATTATTTACAAAGATTATACGATGTTAAAAAATTGGTTCGCAATTGCTTTAAATAAGGAATGGTTTAATATTTTTGGTTTTGTTTTTGATGAAGAAGAAAGAGTTTTTCAAAAACAAGGTATAAGAATAGAATTAGTTGATGGCGATTTTATATTTAATTACTTCTATGGATTAAAATATTTAAAAAATGTACACGAATTACAAAACATGTATTTCTCTTTAACCGCTATCGAGTTAACTGTTGCATAACGGTTCGTGGCTTTGCTAGGATTTTCGGTTAAGGATGCGTAATCTTTCAGTTGAGCCAAAAAACACAACAAGTACAAACTAAATATTAATCAAAAAATAATAAAATGAATACGGAAAAACAAAAAGAATTTTTAGAGTTAAAAACTAAACTACTAAATGAAATTGAATATAGAGCAGGCGTTTTAAGACAATTAACTTTTGATTCAGATAGAGAAAAAGGATTTGTTTCTACTTTTTTAAAAGGATTTTTAAAGCATAAAAAACAAGCCCCTAATTTATTTTGGAAAGATGGCGAAACTTACGGCAGATATTTAATTGATGCTGATAAAGAATTACATAAAGATATTGCATTAGCGTTTGAAAAATCAATTGAAAAACTAAAACGTGATTATAACGATTCGGTTCTCGAAGCTGACGCATAACGTTCTGCCTCTTTGCTTAGTGCTGGATTTAGAACTACAAAATTTAATAATTAAAAACAAAATATGATGGAAAACGATAAAACAAAAAACCCCGCATTGAGCAAAACGGCTGTTGGCGGTAGTAATATTGATTGTGAAAATGTTTATACAAATAAAAAAATACGTAATTGGTGGTTAACTAAAACAGAAGAAGATAGACGTATTATGGTTAGAAATTATTTTTATCAAGGTAATAGTGAAGTGGTAAATACATTATATGGAATTATGCCTGAGGAGTTAGAAGAAATATATTTAAAAAATTCAAAAGAGATTGATAAATTTATTCTTCAAACATCTAAAGATTACGATATTAAATATACGGAAGTAGAATTAATTAAAAATAAATATCCTGATAACTTTTATGAAAAATTATAGGAATTTATTTATGAACGCAAAGTTTGGTAATTATTACTGCTAACTATCTGCTAACCGCTATAAATGTATTACAATTATGAAAAAAGTAATTAACACGCTCGAAAAGATTATCGAACTCGCAAAAGAATTGAATGTAAATAGTTATACTATTGTTAAAGATGGATTTGTGATAAATGTTAAAATAAAGTAGAAAATATGAAAACAAAAAGGTGTAGCGTGTATTTAGTTGAAGATTCTATTGACAAATTAATTGATGTAATAAACAAAATAAAAAACACTTTTAAAGACGTTTCTCATGAAAAGATAAAAGAAATTGATTGGAGTGGAAATGAAGGACTCGATATTGATTTTAGAACTACTTTATATTTTTATTCAACTGATTCTAAAAATGAAATTTATAATAAAATGAATGCGATAAAATCAAACCCTATAAAAATTTATTAATTATGGATATAATATTTTGCTTAGGAATGATAGTAGGATTAATACTTTTTATAATAATTATAAAACAAGAATAGAATGGAAATATTAGTTAGTGAATTAAAAAGAGGTGACAAAATAGAATTATTGAATGGAGAAATAGGTAAAGTTTTGAGAGTTATTCAAGATGAAATCGTAAAAGAACATTCTACTATTTATTACGAAAATGGAAGTAGAACTTTTGTATTAACAAATGAAGTAATAGAAATTTTATGATAACATTAAAAAAATGAAAAATAAAATAGAATATTTTAATAGATACAGCGATACAGATTTACCAGATAAAATAGGTAGATGGGCAAGAATTGGAATTTACAATAATATTCGAGTTTCTTGGATAAGTAGAGTTGAAACAAAAAATAAAATAGTTTTTTGCGCAAGTTGTCATTTTCCTACTATGCAAAATGATACTGCTAACGAACATAAAACTTTTGAAAATTTTCAAGAAGCTAAAGACTTTGTTTCTGAAAGATGGAATTGGTTTTTAAGTTCAGTTTTATAAAATTTCTTATAACTAAACCCTAACCTTAGGCAAATAAAACCATAAAAATACAAATAAACACAATATAAAAAACAGGCTTGTATAGTCTGTTTTTTTCGTTTCTTTACTCTTTGTTATCTCGATAGTTTTTGTGATTGTTTGCCTATTGTAAATCGTTTTTGTGAGTATGTTATGTTTACTTTTATCTTTTGTAATTACAACATTTTTATATTCCTTACCGTTTAGAAACATCGATTTATTATTATCAAATGGTTTGATAGTGAATATATCGTTTAAGATAGTTTCTTGCTTTAAAACTATATCGTTGTTAGTTGTTATAGTTCCTAATTCAATCGTGCTTTTATTTAGCTTAACATCTCTGGTAGTTGAGCATGAAATGAATAATAGTAAAATGATTAAGTATTTCATAAAAAGTACCTTTTAATTTCTTTATTTCGTCTGGATAGTAATAGATTATTTTTTCCTTTCCATAATAAAAAAGCATTTGTAATACTTGCTTTATCGTTTGCATTTAATTTTATAACTCGCAATAAAGTACTTTTTTTAAATGCGCCCTGACCAACGTTATAGCAAAAACAGAATAAAGCGTCAAATTGATTTTGATTGATATTTAACGGTAAATTTTCGTTTAATGTCTTTTCAAACTTAGTAGCTATTAAGAAAAACAAATGATATGCTTGCTCTTTTGTGATAGCTTTATCTTTCATAGTTACCTTTGTACCATCTTCATAAAAAGTATTGCCTAATCCAATAGTAGGAATACCAGCAGGACATAGATAAGGCTTTAATCTTAAACCCTCTAATTCTGCCAATAACTCAATCCCTGATTTAGATATTTTTTTCATTAATTAGTTATTAGAATAGAAGAATGAAACATTGAGTCTGCCGAGTTGCCTAAAGTTCCAACTTCAAAAATATAATTGTCAATAGTTGGGTCAAAAGTATATGATGTTATAGGTTGTATAACATTTAGTAAGTCATTTGCTGTTTGCGCTCCCGAAGTTGCATATCCTTTTAAACTTCCATTTTCGATAGAAAAACTCCTTGTGGTTATTGCATTTAATATCGTTGCACCAGCTAAATTGTCTGTTATATAAGTTGACCCTACTAATGAATTAATAGTATTTATTTTAAAACGTTGCCTTATTGTTCCTGCAGTTCCAATCTTCCCAATTCTTGCCATTTTTATATTAAGAAAACCTCCATTTTTAAAAGAATTTGCAGGAATTAAAGCAGAAAATAAAACAGCCTCAGCAGTCGTTCCTGTTATTGGCGTGCCAGTTGTAGTATCTACAATTATATTTTTAACAACATTTGAATTATTAGCCTTAGAATTTAATTGCGTCTGAATTGAGCTTGTTGCGTCATTAAATAACTTTTGATTATCTGTTTGATAACGTTTATTTTCGCTATCAGGTACGTCGTTTGTCGAAGCAATAAATCCGTTAGTAATTTGAGAATAAATTGAACCAGTCCATCTATACTGCTTATTTATATCAACTCCGGTTGTAACGATATATATCTTTCCTAACTCACCAATTAAAGGAAACGATGATACCGTGTCAAACTCTAAAATATCATCTACATAACTTGGTAAATAGCTTTGATTTATCTTTGAACCATCGCCTATTTTATTAATAATTGTCGATGCTGTTTCGTCACCTGTGTTAACTCCTGATTGACTCGCTAATATTTCGTTAAACTCCAATTCAGTACCAATAAATCCACCATCAATAGCAGATTGATAAGCACTTTTACCATCAGCACCCGGAACTTGCATTTCTGATACTTCAATCGTGTAAGTAGATACAACCTCGTCTATATTAAGAGTAATATTATTTACAATTTCTTCAATTACTATATTAGGCATGAGTTATGTCTTGTTTAATTTGTAAATTAGCTGTAAAATAAGTATATACCGTTCCGTCTTGAAAAGTAACTTCTAAATCAGATACATAATTAGCTACATAGGTATCTAATATTCTGCTTTTCATAAGTATTTCAGTAGTACTTATCTTTTCAAAAGTATCATTTTCAGTTGACCAATAAAAAGCAACCGCACCTATTGGATTTGTTCTAAATTGCATTTTAATTACACAATCAGTAATATCAAAAGGAAAAGTTATTTTTCTTTGATTAAAAGTATCGCCTTTTATATGTATTCCTATATTCCAGTTTTCCATTATTTTTTATTTACTTTGAAATAGCCATACAAAGAAGCCTATTACCGTTGTTATTAATGCTTTTGCGACAAACTTAACATTTGCCATATTTTCATCTATTAGAATCTGTTTTTCTTCCAATTTATCAACCTTATTTTCAAGTTGTTCCAATAAGTGAACTACTCCTTTTTTACCTGTTAATTCTGTGCCAGTTAATAGATTTCTAATATCTCTTGTAACTTCCTTAACATCTGTCATGTCTGACTTATAAACTTTAAAATGGCTTTCTAAACGGTCAACTTTTTCTTCTAATAGGTTACTCATTATTTTGGACTTTTATTAATTCAAAAATACAAAAATATTCCCGTTAAATAAATAACGGGAGTATCTTAATTTTACTGTTCTATTTTTCCGCCTGTTACATTATTGTCTTTACTGAACAAAGCAAATAACGCTGCGCATATTGCAGTTAAAGCAATAAAGTAATCTTTATAAGGTGTTTCAATTGTTGCTAAAGTACCTGATATGGTAGCTACTGTTCCGAATAATGATGTTTTCCAATTTTTCATATTTATTTATTTATTTATTTATTTAAAAGTTATAAGTTAAATAGTTCGCATACATTTGGGAAGCCATATATTCTAAAGCGGCTGAATTATAATGAATTCCGTCTAATGTAGTATAATGACCTGTCATGTCAACAGTTCTCATGTATAAATCCTGTAATACCATTTCTTCATATATTGAATTTATTAATGGGTAGTTGGCATTATAAGTCCCTACTATGTATCCGTTTAAAAATGGAAGCGTCGGTGCTGAAAATAAACCTCTTAACCAAGACGAAAGATTTGATAAATTTTGTTTGTAATTAGTAATTCCTCCATCAGCAACTCTATCGGCATCCCCCTCTCCTTGATGATATAATGTAGCAATAGGCTTAAGTTTTATATCTTTTTCAAGACAGTAATTCAATGCGTTGTTTAACTTAATTAATAAAGCATCACACATTGATAAATCACCAGATGCGATTAAATTAGTTTTTGGCTGCCATCTGTAATATCTATTGCCACCGCCTGTAAATCCTAATTCAGTTATCGGCACACCCCCAACCGTTTGTTTAATACAGTACAACTTTTTAGTCGGATTGGCATCTAAGTAGGCTTTTGCGAAAAAAATATCGAAAGAAAAACAAGACGCATTATCTCCGTAAGAACCGTTATTTGTGTCTAAATTATAACTCGCAAAAGTTGAAGTTGTTGGATTCCACATCATATAATTAGCAATCGTATATCCGCTTGAAACCAACCACGATGGAGCACTTGCTTTTGGAACTCTACCATCTGCATTGCTTTGTCCCGCAACTATAATAAAATCATGTGTATTTGATGTTATATTTTTCTGTAAAACTGCTTTCTTAAATAACAAGTTAGCCTCTTTATTGAAAGGATTATCATTGCTAAATGCAGAAATCGTATAATTTGGAATTGTAACATTTGAATTTAAAACTTTACCTAATTCCTGACTAATTGCTTTTTGTGAAATTACAGAATCATCTTCGTTGCCTAAATTTTGAACTAAATTAGTTGCCTTTAGAACTCTTTGACCATTTATTACAAAATTTATAGGAGTTGAAGGTGTCAAATTACTACCGTTAACATATGACACCGATAAAGCAACGTAGTTGTAAGTAGTTCCTAATATAGATGTGTTAGATGTTATCCATATAGGGGCTGATACGGATAATGTTAAATCATCATTGAAATAAGATATGCCATACTGCAATCCTGAATCAAATGTTAAGTCTAAAGTAGAGCCTTTTTTTATTAAAAAAGGAACGGTACAAATTCTATTAGTACTTGAAGTTGGAGTTGTAGAACCTATAATATCCCATTTACCTTGCAAATAAACAGGCTGTGTACTTCCAAAATCTAATAAAAAATAAAAATCTTTTACGTTTAATTTTGAAGTAACCAAATCATCTCCCGATGTAGTTTTAAAGCTGTCTGCTGTATATGTTTTACCCATTTTTTTATATTTACCAGTTATTTGAAAGAATATTTACCCAAGTATATGTACTTGCGCCTGTTTGCATGCACATATCTACGTATGAATTATTGGCATCACTTCTGTATCTTATTGAGCCGACATATGAAGATGAGGCTGGTGCTGTATTAACGCCAACTTTAATAGATGAAGAAGCAGCTATTGCCCCCTCTATTTGTAGTTTATGCAGTCCGTCATCTCCTATTTTGTTGATACTAATATTATTAGTAGCTGAGTTAATTGTTAGGGCTTCAACAGCTGTGGTTTCGTTGTATATAGAATAACCAGTTCTTGTAGCTCTAAGTCCTGTTGACCATACATTCACACCTGCTGTTTTTAAATAATATCTCGCAAAAGTTGAAGTTGTTGCTCTTGCAATAGCCAAGTCCGAATTAAATGTTTTATTTCCATTAATTGTTTGGTCGCCTGTAAGTTTTACCATTTCAGCATTAACCGCATCTACAGTCGGGTACTTAGTTCCTGTTCCATCTGGAGCAAGTGAATTTTGTTTGTTTGAATTTAATTCATAACCAGCATCAACAACCGAAAAAGGAACAGGCAAAAGTGTTCTAACAGGTGAAGTACCTCCGAATTGAAATTGATAAACAGGGTCTGAACCTCCTGCAATTCTATTAGCGTAACTTTTAATTACAATTCTGTCGCTTGCCACAAAATCGCCATCGTCCCAAACTCCTGACGCCGTGAATTCATTATATCCACCATTGGTAACAGGTGAAGATACGCTCGATGTACAAATCAATGTTTCAACTCCTGCGCTATCTCGATGGTAAACTTCAAAGTAAAAAGTAGCAGTACCTGAACCGCTTAAATGTCTAATATTTCCAAAAGTAGTGATGTTAAAGACGCCAGGTTGTCCTATTAAAATTCCAGCGTCCGAAATCCTTTGAGATACTAATTGTCCTGTTGTTGTTATCGTTGGTGTACTTACATCAACCGCAGTCGTATTATATCTTACGTCGTGAATATCCTTAACCATAACAACATAGCCACTTACATCTGAGGTAGTTGTAGTTGGGTATAATGTCAAGTTAGTTGGTAAATCTGAAATATTAAGTTTTAAATCTAAAGCGTCATGAACTGCTTTTTCACTTGTGTATAGATTCGTAGCATAATTATAAATTGTACTTATTTTGTTTTCTGTTTTTTCTATATAAGCACTTGGTATAACTCCTTGTGTACCGTCAGTCCCTTGAGTATTTAAATAGGTAGGTGTAGTTATAGTTTGTACAGATTGATTCCTTATTCCATATGGAAATTTAGTTTCTTTGCCTGTGGTTGTTTGACCATAACTTGCAACAGTTAATAAAAGTAAAAAAAGTATTTTTCTCATGAGTAGTAAATGATTATATAATTATTGATTTCTGTTAATGTTTTTAATGTAACGGTCGTGCCTGATTGAGTCCATGTATTAGGGTCTGTTAAATTATTTGCTGTTTCTTTATATTGTGGTGAACCATTTATTTCTACTCTAAAAGCAATTGCATCATCAGGAATTATAAAATCCTGTGTTTCTGCTACTATAATAAGAGGGTAGTCAATTTGATAAGTTTTTCCTATTGTTAAATCAGGCTTATTTAGAATCGTTCTTTTGTCTGCTGGGTCTGTAATATTCCAATCTGAATTTACATTTACTTGCGCCCCAGTTTCAATTCCGTCTAATTTTAAAGCATCTGATTCGGTAAATATCTGATAAGCAACTGTATCAAGTTTTAATTCTGATTCATTAACCACAAGTAACTGACCATCACGACCGAAATAGCTAAATGTATCTAATAACTCGTCAAATCTATTAGTCGAAGCGCCACCACCGCTAACTCCTAACCCGTCAAAAAATCCAGCATCAATTAAAGATGTCCATAAATCATTTATAGAAGTCGGAACGTGTGAAACTCCTGTAATAATTGTAATATCAGAATAAAGTATATTTTGTTTTAATATTAAATTTGCTCCATTAGCTGTTTTAAAATTGCAATAGTTTCCAATAGTAGTAAGTCTGTTTTGCTCTGAAATTATAGGACTTTCGCCTGTTAATTCTAAAGAAAAAAAGTTACCTGATTGTTTAGTTATTATTAAACTCATAATTTCATAATATAAAGATTAATAATATAGGGTTGCATATTTTTATCAGTTCCAGAAACTCCAGTTATTCCAGTTGTTGATGCAAGATAGCTCGCTCCCTCTTTATCTCCTACGCTATCAAATTGTAATGCCGCTTTTCCTGAATTGTTTATAGAATTATAAGAATGTGAATGCTCAACTACTACTGCATCTTTTGAACCTCCAATAGCTCCTAAACTTGAATATCCTATACCGTAACCAACACCAACTCTGCCAGCTAAATTATCCGTTCCGTTATTTCCGTTGCAAATCGCCCATCCTAAACGTAAATTCTTACCTAAACCATCAACATCAAAGTTATCGTTTAAGTATGTAATATCACATTTTACCCGCTTAATATCTCCGCTTTGAGATAAATTAGCCTGTATATAATCCAATAAAGCATGTTCAACTTCACGATGCTTTGAAGCGGGTATTTTGTTCCCGCTTGCTAAATTAGTATCTATTAAATCGAATATGTCTGCGTAAGTACTCATAATTAAATTTGTTCAGCTTTCCAATACCCAACCGTATCAAATCCTATGTAAATAAATCTATACATTTGATTAGTGGTTAATATTACGTTTTGCACGAAAGTACCGAATGTCACAAACATTTTAGCTGTATTTCCTACGTTGGCTCTAATTTCAATATTATCTGAATTAGCAATTACATATACTTCTTTTCCTATTACATCAGTAGCAGGTAGGTAGGCAATACCACCACTAAAGCTTAACGAATTTACATCATAAGGTAAAACTTGCGGAGTTGCACTTAAGGTTAACACATCAGCTACTTTGATTGGTACTTGTTGGTCAACGTAATCCATCATTAACACCCTATTTGCTCCGTCATCAATATTTGTTAAACTTCCAGCTGTTGTTTTACTGGTTATTTTTGAATTAATATCGTTATTTACTTCTGCTCTTGTCATATCTTTATTTTTTAATTATAAACGCTACTATAAACATTATTATGAATCCTTACAGTTGGTTCTGGTTCTGTTATTGGTTCGGTATTATAATCAGCACTTCCATAATCAATTCCGTTATAATCTGCTAATCCAAAGAAATTATCGTTAAAATTAGGTGATAAAGAAAAATCTATTGAATTAAAGTTTTCTTGCGCTGTTTTTTCTGGTATTTCTATTGCTTCAAATAATGAACAACGAATATAATTTACGTATAAAATTGGACTTTCTAATAGGTAAGTAAATAAAACTAACACCGATTTTGGCATTAATTCAGTCTTAAACTTTTGTAAATAATTAGTTTTAATAGCTTGTGATACGGTATTTTTAGTAGAAACTTCGTAATATGTAGTCAACTCAGTACGTTTATCCTCGTCAAAAAACCACGATTGTAAACCTATACTTTGGTAAACATCGTCTTTGTTGTCTTTATAGTGAAATTGTGTAGTTTTTTCGCTTTCAATATCGGTAAGTAAGAAAGGACTTGAATAAAATGTTTCGCCTAAACTTTGATTAATTTCTAAATATATCAATCTATACCCAAAGTCAAACGGTACATTAGTAAGTGACCAAAATAACTGAGGTGATCCATCTATTGAATTAGTCAATGAATCTACAAAAAAATAAGGTGTAATTTCGGTTTTAGTACCTTTGCATAAATCAACTGCGAAAACTGTCCAATCCTCTAAGTCTATACCGTTTGGTGTTTCGGTAACTTGTATGTATTTCGATGCATTATTAGGCAACAATTGAACCCCTTTAAATATAAATTGCGTGTTTATTTGGCTGTTCTTAAAGTAGAAAGCTTCTTCTTTTGTTCGAAAAATATTTATAAAAGGGGTAACTGCCATAACTTAACTATGTT